ACCTGAACTGCAACTTGAATAGAAGATGCTCCAGTTGGTACAAGACTTGAGAACTGGGTTGAAGAAGAACTTGCCAAGAAATACCAGTCTTTTAGATTGGTCTTTATGTATATGTCATATTCTTTGAATATAGAGATCTCATTAGAATCCTCTGAAACCTTTGGATGCTCCCAAACCATATTTATAACTTTTGGAGATGTTCCTGAAGTAGTAACGGAGCAGTTTACCTTTTGAAGTTCTCCCGTTAACAAAAAATGATATGGTGACCAGTGAGAAGATCTGTTCTTATCATTTGAGATAATTCTATACCTAACAAAATATCCTAAAGCATTAGGGTTGGTAGAATTGGCGCCAGGAACATCCTCTTTTAAAACCTTGGCATTCTTAATTCCAGTATCTGGATCAGGGGTTACTGCTGTCATTACAAAACATCCAGCCCAAACCTGAACTCAATATGACTTGAACTGTTTGCAATTTTTGTTACTGGCTTCAAGGTTGCATTCTTTATAACTGAGTATCCAGTCAGTCCGTAAATTGGATTTAGGTTTGTTGTGTTTTCTAGTCTTAAAGCATCCAAACATACATAGAATTCGTCTGAGATAAATATGTTTTCTGTATTTGGATCTTGCTCTCTTACTGTAACATACACCTTTACTACGTCCGCAATTTTCCAAGTAAATCCAGCACTTCTATTCAACTCTTCAATCTTTGCTGTTGAAATAAAGTATCTTTGGTTTTCAAAGTCTACGTCTGTATTTGTGCTGCCATCTTCATTCTTGCTTCTTAGGATAGTTTCAAATCTTGCATACTCTCCTTCGTTATGGACATCTCCTTCAGCAAACTCTACAATAATTTTTACATCGTATGGCTGTACGGTTCTACCAGAATCTTTATTTATTACCGAAAAGGCTAACCTCAACTCATCCTTGGGAGATGACTTATCAAAGTCTACAGTTGCTCCAGTTAGCATTAAGTGTCCTGGGTATTCATCGCTTACTGTAAGTCTGTCAGTTTCTGGGTCTACAATGATGTCTGAAAGATCTCCTCTAAGGGCTATTAGACTATTCAAGAATCTAGCCCCCTCATATCTTGCTGACCTAACTGGATCTACAAATGTTGGGTTATCTGCGTTTGATATAAACGCTTTAACTGGAATATTGGTATCAGGGTCAACAACATCTATATCGCCATTTAAATCTAACTTGCTTACAAATGAAAGAAGTTCTAGAGGAGTGTTGTCATTATTGTTGTGTTGCCAACCTTCATCTTTGTTGAATAAGAATATTGTTCTACTATCGTTAAACTTTGCACTTGGATTTGATCCCGCAGACCAGATGCCAACCTCTGTTATGTCATATCTTTCTAGTGTTGGCAACTCTCCAGTAAATACAATTTTAGATACACCGCCCTCAGTTACATACCCCCTGGAGGTTACTGGTATACGGAACATCTCAAAATCAAGAGATTCCTTTGCTTTCATTGTATTAATCTCAGCCTCTGAAAAAGTATGAGAAGATAGAACTGGCTTTGCCCCGCACCCAATAGCAATAAAAGAAGCATAGGCTGGTGCCTGACCTACAAGGTATTTTGCCAGAATTGACTGGCCTGTATTAGTTATCATTTGTTACTCCTAACTAGTAATTGTATCATCAAAATATCCCCCTTGGTTGATTATTTCTATCTCTACCTGCTCTTCATCTTGCATGTTTACAAGATTAACTACTATGTCTCCCGTTTCTTGATCCAGATAAACATTTGTACCATTCACCCCAAGACCACGTTTTGGCAATTTGTCTTCAAGTCGTATTGAAAAGTTTTTAAATAGCACATCTGATGTGCCACCAAGTTTAATTATATTATTAGAGTTATAGTCAAGCATTATATTTTTTAAGTTTTTAACAACACTATACATAATGTTTTGACCATTTATTGCATCTGCTCTAGAGATGTTAATTAATTCCTGACCACCAATATCCTGGAATATTAGTTCATACATTGCTTCATACGCTATTGGATCGTTTAACTCATCTACTGCATTAGGCAAGGCAATCTTAGTTGAGTTAGTCTCAGTGCTTCTACCAAAGTCATTTGTCCACTCATAGGTTGCTTGATTTGCTGTTGCGTCAATTGCCATTACAGTACCTCACTTAAAAATACAGACATTTCTGGACCATCTTTTGATTTTGAATATTCTATGTTGTACACAACAAACCTAGAACTGGTAGACCCAGCCTTGTTAATACCATTTTCAGTATAGTCTATTTGTACAATGTCGCCTAACTGGATCATAGGATTTGCAAATATCTTTATTCCTATTGACTTTCTTGGTTTGGTTATTTTTTTAACAAGCCAAGACATAAGGTTTTCTGCAGCATCTGAATTTTGTACATAAGGAACATCCAAAGAAAAATCTTTTTTGCCATAAAGCATTCGGCTTGCCTTTATATCTTCATAGTTTTTTGCAACCTTATTTACAGCAGTTATAAGACCTGTTGAATCAAACTGTGGGTCTGACAAATTACTATTTTTTGAGAAGTAGTCGTCTACGCTAAAGTTGTTTGTAGACTGATTAGTAAAAGCAATTCCTTGAACTCTTAAATAACTTTGGCTACTTGAGTCTAAACTCAATGTTGTATCTGTTGTATTAAAGATTAAGAACTCTGCTCCATAAGATCTTGCCCTAAAACCAGATACAGAATAGGCCTTTAATTTATTAAAGGTTGGGGATAGTTGTGCATATAGTGCTGGATATGCTAAGTCATATCTAAAGTCAAAGGATGCTGCTTCTCTCATGATTGTTCCAAATTCATCAAAGTACATGCTAAATTTTGGTGGCTGAGAAGAACTTATGCCAGTTAAATAGGACGCCTGGACTGCTCCGCTTACAGAATACTTTCTAAAAGAATCTTCAGCGCTTATTCCTGAATCTCCAAAAGCATTTGAAATTGGAGTGTCTAACTGGAAAGAGGTGTTCTGAGAATAGTTGTTTGCCAAAGCATAAACATTTTCAAACATAACTCTGGAAGAACCTCTAACAAAAAGTGCAACATTGTTGTATACGTCTAAAGGAGATTCGTCAAAGACTGTGCCAATTAGATTGTCATTTAAATATAAGAAAAACTTTCTTCTTGCCCCAATATCTTGGTACTCTACAGATAAGTCATACACGGTTGGGTTTTGTTCTGCTGCTCTTCTGTACTGACCAACGAACTGCCCTCCATCTACAATAATATTAGCAAGTCCCTGGAATAAAGTTACAGGAATTGCTGGAGCAGACGGGTTTGTGTCTGTTGATTTTTTTGCTTCTATCTTATAAAATAAAACATCGTGGACATTTTGTCTGCCAGAATCATTTACCTTCGTCGCATCTAAAGCAACTATTTCAAAGTAATATCCAGCGTTAGTTTTTGGATTAACCATAATCGCTAATCCTCCTCCACCTCCAGAGATTATAATTTTTTCATCTGCAGTTTTACCCTGAACAGAATATAGTTCTGATGGGCCCACGGGAGTCTGTCCATTTTTTTCATTATCTTCGATTCTTCCAATAACTCTTAGCCTTGTGCCAAAATGCTTAAACTTGTTTGACAGAGGCTTGTACACATAGGATAAAAAGTTTGCAGGAGTATCAGTTGTTTTAAATCCTGCACCATTCATGACAAGCGCAGAAGACTGTGTAGTACCACTTTGAGTTGAAAGCATATTATTTACACTAGACTCTGAAATATACTTTGATGAAAAATAGTTTTTAATAATTCCATTTCTAGTTGTCTTTGTAGCAAAAGTATTATTTACTCCAGCAGCAACATTTTTTGTTGTTTCTGGCAGTGTTTGATCAAACTTGAATAGGTACTTAGATTCCATCTCAACACCACGAACATTGTCATTGTTTGACCAATGATCATTCAGACCAGCATTGTGCTCTGATATGAGAGTACCAAATTGGGCTCGGCCATGCTTTGCAACATCTCCATTTTTTAATTTAGACAAACCATCTATTTCTTCATAGTTTGGCTCAGCATAAATTCTAACTAGACCAGTAGGATATATCTTTCCATTAAACGGTAGTGAAGAAAAATATGTGTCATACTCCATCTTACTAGTTATCCAAACATCCCCAGTACCAGAAATGTTATACTGAACTGCATCAAATTTTATAATCTCTCCATTGGCATAGAAGTAACCACGATATCTGCCAAGATAATAGACTCCTTCTCCAAGGTCCATAGTGTTGTTAATCACTCTTCCGTTAGATACAGTTGGCACTATGGCTGACAAGTAAGAGTTTAAAGGAATAGCGGAAAGATCGTAGGTTGATGAGTTTCCTACTTCTTGGTTTATTGACTTTATATTTTCTTCTCCTGAAACCTCCCACAAAAGAACTGGCTTATAGATGTATAGCCTCTCTTGCTCAAGCATTCCTGCTGCTTTGATCGTTCCAAGGCTTCTCTGTATATGTCTAGTGGTATAGGATATTTGACCACCATTATATACCTGGCTATCTTGACTAGTTAGTTCAATTATATTCGAAAGTTTAGTGTTTGTATCTTTGTTTTTAATTATATCAACTTGTGCGGAATCTGCAGATCCATAGAAGGTTATGTCTGTAGGTCTTTGCTCTGATGTTGGCATAATAAAATCTTTACTCATCATTACAAAATTGTTATACTCGTCAAAGAACATTGCTGTCTGTGTTGATATTGCTAGGTCTTGAAGAATTTGGGCCACGCTTTTGTCTGGTGGAATAAAGAAATATGGTATCACCATCTCTGATTCGCCTTCAACTCTTTTAAAAATATAATTAGAGAATCCAATAGAGTCTAACAGCAAAGCCACGGCTGAACTAACAGAGGTGCTTGTTAATAACATTTCTGGTGCTGTTTGTGATTCAAAGTAAAAATAAAGATCTCTTAATTCCATAGAAACTTCTTTTGACTGATTATTTACTTTTGGAAATCCATCAGAATACATTGTCTTTAGTGGAATATAATAGTCGATAAGTTTTGCATCTGTTAATATTTCATAAAACTTTATTTGAATATTTTTTACATTCTGGTTAGCAACAATGCTTCCATACTCTTTGCCATTTTCAACTCTAAGTATATTATTTTTATTAAAGGCATCGTCAAAGTCAAATAAGGATAGACTTCCAGTGGAAGCAAGAAGTTGTCCTACTGGCATACCGCTTACCCCTAAATCTGAAGCACTCTTGTTTAAAGAAAATGCTGTTACTCTGTCAGATATATCTGCAGTAAGTCTAGCAGAAAATTCAATTAAGTCAAAAGATGAATCAAACTTTTTCATACTATCTACAACAATTCTGATTCCAGAGATATACTCAAACTCTTTATACTTTTTTTCTCCCCTAACTATATAACTTGTTGGGCTTGTTAACTCAGTAACAAAGTTTGTAAAACTATCGACTACTGGCTCTTCAAATTTCCAACCATAGTCTGGAACAAATATCTTCCATTCATCTTTATACCAAATATGGTATTCCCCTATATCCCCTGTGTTTTCAACAATAAGATATGCGTCTCCTTCTCTTGTTCCAACTGGAGGTCTAAGAGTTATTGACGATAGTTCTCCACGATAAACAAAAACTTCAGCATATGCTTTGGGCAATCTTAATCCATAGGATAACTCAACATAGCCATCAGACTGGATTATTGAAGTCCCATCTTTTCTTTTATCTTGATCAGTAAATGAAACTGCATCTACCCAGTTATTATTTTTTAATACCTGAACTTTCCAAACACTTGGCGTAGTTTGATTTAGTTCTCCAAAGTATGGGTCAACAAAAGATCCTGACTTGTTTGTATATCTTCCAGAGTCAATATCTCCAGTGTTTGTTTGCATCTTTACAACAAGCCTATTTGCTGGTACCTCTTTTTTATAAACAACAAAAGGCGCACAATCTTCGATTGAATGTCTTCCATTTATTGTTTTATTAGAAGTTCCATACTCTATTCCATTTTCAGTTCTAAAAGATGTCCAATACTTAAATGGGTCATTCTT